TTAAACACTGCCCTTGGAAATCTTGACATAAGCCGGTTAAATAATTTTTCCAATTCTTTAAAAAGTTTAGGTAGCGTAAATTTTAAAACAAATGGATTGAATGCGGCTATAAACGCTATCAATCGTCTTGGAAAATCCGATTTCAGTCAGTTTGATACAGGAAAATTAGGCGAAATTCTTACTGAGATGCAGAAACTTGATGCTATTCCAGACGTTTCTCCGAGCGTTAGCCGGTTCACAACTGCTATAGCTAAACTTGCCGGCACAGGACAGTATATCGGCAATGTATCAAAGGAACTTCCGAATCTTGCGACAGGTTTAAATAATACGGCTGCTAAATTAAGCTCTATGAGCGAGGTATCAGCATCCACCAATGCTTTTATTACTTCTCTTGGAAAATTAGCTAGTGCAGGAGATAAAACTGGAAAGACTGCAAGCCAATTATCAACTCTTGCACAAGAGGTTTTGAAGTTTTTTGACGCAATGAAAAGCGCACCAGATATCAGTTCAAGCACAATAAGAATGACAGAAGCTCTTGCAGTATTAGCATCGTCTGGAAGCAAAGTAGGGCGTGCCACAAATAGCGTTTCGAATTCATTCAACACGCTTTCTTCGTTAGGTTCAAAAGCAAGTACTGTAATCCATGGGCTGACAAATGCTTTTCAAAAATTTGCTTCAAAAGCTATTTCTTTAGGTGGAAAAGCTATATCTGCAATCGCAGGTATTGGAAATGCATCTTCTGAAGCTGGCGAAAAAATAAGAAGATTGTCAAATCCTCTGAGTTCGGTAACGAATAAGTTGAGCACTCTTTACGCCAAAGGTTTCCTCGCAAAAAGGGCATTAGATGTTCTGACATCGCCAGTAGAATCCGCAATGAACTATGTAGAGACCCTGAACTACTTCAACTCTGCATTCAATCAGGTGGCAGAAGGAATCGACACTGACGAATGGAAGAAAAGTGGTATAAAATCCGCTGAAGCGTATGCAAATTCATTCCAGGAAAGAGCAAAACAGCTTTCACAGAAACTGACAGGATTCGAAATTTCAGATACTGGCAAACTGACTAGAACCAATACCGCCAGTCTTGGACTTGACCCGGAAAAGACAATGCAGTATCAGGCAACATTTGCACAGATGGCATCTTCTATGGGAGATACATCGGAAACTGCATTGAAGCTGTCAAATGCCTTGACTATGATTGGCGCAGATCTTGCATCTGTAAGAAATATGGACTTTGAAGATGTATGGCAGGATATGGCATCCGGATTGACTGGTATGAGCCGCGCTATGGATAAGTACGGAATTAATATCCGTAATGCCAACATGCAACAGGAACTGTATAATCTTGGAATTAATACCAGCATATCGAATTTGTCTCAGGCAGATAAAACGATTCTAAGAACGATTATCTTGCTGAACAACTCTAAGTATGCGTGGGCTGATTTATCAAACACGATCAATCAACCGGCAAATCAGATTCGTATGCTTCAATCTAACTTTGCATCCCTTGGTAGAACAATAGGTTCCTTGTTCATTCCTATACTGCAAACAGTTCTTCCGTATATCAATGCAATCGTAATCGCATTACAAAGAATGTTTGCTTATATTGCAAAATTGCTTGGAATCAAACTGTCAAACTTTGTATCATCTACTGGTGGTATTTCTGTAGATACCGGAGATATTGCAGATAATATGGATAATGCCAGTGGTGCAATTGACAATGCCAATACCAGTGCAAAAAAACTCGAAAAAACATTATCTGTCCTTTCGTTTGATGAACTTAATCAGTTGAATGATAATTCAGATTCCAGTAGTACAAGTAATCCATCTTCTGGCTCTGGCGGTGGCGCATCGCATCTTCCAGCGCTTGATGCTGCATTAGATGATGCTTTGTCTGCATATCAAAAAGCATGGGACGAAGCTTTTAAAAAGATGTCCAATAGGGCAAACGAAATGGCAGATGCCATTGTAAATGCCTTTAAGAGAAAAGACTGGAAAGGCCTTGGAAAAATCATGGCTGATGGCATTAACTGGGGAATGCAAAAGCTTTATGATTTCATTAACTGGAATAATGTAGGCCCTTACATCACTAAATTCACCAGTGCGTTCACCCAGACTTTCAACAGCCTTGTTGATAACATCAACTGGGATTTGATGGGACGTACCGTTGGAGCTGGTATTAATACAATAGTTAATACAGCCAATCAGTTACTTGAGGGAACGAATTTCAAAAACCTTGGTAAGAAATTTGCAGAAGGTATTACAGGCTTAATTCGTGAAGTTGATTGGACTAATTTTGGAAACATGCTTGGGAACAATTTTATGAAAGCATGGGATGTGTTTACGGGATTTGTCGAAAACCTTCCATATAGTGAAATTGGTCAGTCTGTAGCAACTGGATTAAATGGAATCTTTGAGAAAGTAGATTTTGGAGAAATAGCACATGCGCTTGCAACAGGTTTAAACGGAGCTTTTGATTCGTTAGATGCGTTTACAGAAACATTCGACTGGAATGAACTGGTTGATAATATTACAAATGGTATTGTAACATTCATGCAGGAATTTGACTGGAAAGAGAATGGACAGAAACTTGAAAATTTTATCAATCATCTCTTAACATCATTAATTGACATCGCAGAAGGTGTCGATTGGGAAGCGTTTGGACACAATGTAGGCGTATTCCTCAGTGAAATTGACTGGGGAAAACATCTTGCACAGTTACTTACGGTTATCGGAGACGTTCTTGGCGGAATCTGGGAAGGACTTGGAACAACATCTGCTGGCACATTTGTTCAGGCAATGGCTGTTTTTGCTATTGGTGACAAATTAATGCCACTCGTTGACACCATTACCAAATTCTTTACAGGCGATACTGTTTTTGGAAATCTTTCTAAAGCTGTACAAGGTATGCTGAGTCCCGCAATCACAGAAGCTGTAGCGACAACTATTCCAGCTCTTGGTACTTCCTTGGGTGCGCTTGTGGCAACTGGTGGTGGAATTGCTCTTGCAGTAGGTGGCGCAGTATTACTTACCAAGAAATTAGCAGGACTTTTTGAGACCATGCAAGGTGGTAATGGAATGACTACACAGTATGGTGGTTATCTCCATGATTACGCAACACAGCTGACTGATGTAGCGAATCTTACAAACGATCAATCGGAAGCGTTGTGGCAGTTGATTGAAAAGGATGAAGAACTTGGAAAAACTCACGATGAAATGTACTCTGATATGGTTGAAAAGCTTAAAGAATACGGAGTGTCCACAGATCAGGCAAAAACCGCTCTTGAGCAGTATGGCGCACAGGCAGGTGTATCGGCTGAATTTGTTGAAGGCATGACCGATCAAATTTCTGCTCTTGGAGAAGGTGTGTCTGAAGCTGCAAGTAAATTTGATACATCAAAAATAAGTGTCGATAATTTGAAAGATACTCTGTACGCATTGAGCCTTTCTTCTACAGAATTCGGAGGTAATTATACGACGGCATGGAATGCAATAAGCGAAGTACCTTATAGCAACACAAAAGATGCATTAGACGCGGTCTACACTTCTCTCAAAAACGCAGGTGTTCCACTTGACGAACTTGATAAGAAGTTAAGAGAAGATTTTCCAGAAGCAACTGTAGCTACTAAATCAGCAGTAGACAAGAATATTGTTGGAGCGCAGCAGACTATTTCAACATCAGTTGGACAAGCATCTAAAGATACAAAGACAGCCACAAATGAAATGGCAAAAAATGCCACAGATGATTTCTCGGAAATTCAGAAACAAGCCGATACTTACATGAAAGGCATGGAAAGCACAACTACTAGCTCATGGGGCAACTCTTCCAGAGAAGCTACATTGAAAGCCAGGGAAATGAAGAATGCCGTAAGCACAGAACTCGGGAACATGGACAAATCTGTAACAAGCCATTTCCAAAGTCAGTACAACATTGCTTATAAGAAATGGGAGAATATCGGAAGAGATATTTCTTCCTACATTTCAAAGGACATGAACAACAAAATTGGCAGTTCCTTGAACAGTGTTGTAGATACAATCAAGAGCAAGTTTGCCGGGTTGTATAATGTCGGCAAAAATGCAATGCAAGAACTGTCAAACGGCATGAAATCTGTCCATATCAGTACACCGCATATGTGGATGAACATGAACGCTTCCACAAGCGGAAACCACTATTCCTACAACTGGGATTCTGGTGTAAACTGGTACAAGAGAGGCGGTCTGTTTGATTCCGCATCTGTTATCGGTGTCGGTGAAGCCGGAAAAGAAGCTGTATTACCGCTTGAAAACCAAAAGGCTATGAAGGATATAGCCGACAGCATTATGTCTGGCTATGACGGCAATATGGGGCTCAGCAAGGAAGACATTATGGAAGCTGTCGAGCGTGGTGTAGTTACTGCTTTGATGAACAATGGTGGCTTTGGCGTTTCTTCGCCGGAGTACATTATGAACAGCATCAAAGTGAACGAGCGTGAACTGGCACGAATCGTCACAAAAGCTCAGAACAACACAGATTACCGCATGAATCCGTCACCTGTGTATTGATTTTACGGTATGGATGTGGTAATATAATAAATGCATAAACGTTAAGAAAAGAGCACACTAAAGATGAAACGAGGGAAAAACCTCACGATTCTTTGGTGTGCTCTTTTTTGTTTGGTAAAACCAACAGGCTAACCCGACGGGGGACAAGTGCAATTCCATGATGCACCTGCCTGTTGTTTTTATAAATCATGGATCTGTGGCTACAAGGCAGTCACACATTAACGACATGGAGGTTATCTATTATGAGAAAAGAACAGTCTATTTCCGAAAAAAGAGAACGAGATTTCACGGGTGTCTTTATACCTTCACGATTATATCTTACGAATAAATTCAGCCCTAGAGAAAAATTTTTATTAGTAGAAATATATAGTCTTCGCAAGAAAGATAAAAGCGGAGATTGTTTTGCGAGTAATCGGCATTTCGCGGATTTTATTGGTGTATCCGAGCGTACTGTCCAGTCAATGCTTAATGGATTAAAAACAGATGGATATGTAGAAGCATGGTACGAATACGAAAAAGAAAACCCAAAAGTTATTCATTGTAGGCATCTTGTTTTGACAGAAAAATTTTACGAAAAATTTATCAATGAACATGAGATAAAACAATCTTCTGAACATGGTGAGAAAAAACACATGGGGGACGGTGAGAAAAAATGCACCTCCCGTGGTGAGGAAATCTGCATGTATAAGTATAACAAGGAATTAAGTATTACAGAAGAAAAGAATACAAACAAAGACTGTGCTTTATCAAGTACAGAAAAAAAGACTTTACCATCGTCTGGTAAAGGAGTAAATACTTCTGCTCCTAATAATAATATAAATATAAATATTAATAATATACCACCTAGAACGAAAGAGCAGAAGCAGGAACGGTACGCACATGCGAAAAAGAATCGCTCTGTCGATTACAAAGACGAAGAACTACCGACAATCCTGTACAATGGATTTAATTCTCTGTACGGGGACAAAGAAGATATTTTGGAAGACCACGACATCTGCCTGACTATGGCATTGGTCAAACAGTTCTTTGAAAAGTTCAAACAGTATCGAGGAGAACGACATCCGATAGTCTACGCAAATGACCTTGACCAGTTCCTGAGTATGATTCGAAATGCTGACTTGGATATGGTGAAAGACGGAATAGTCGAAGAGGACGAGGAGCCGCAATATTATCTGGACATGATGGACGAGTATTTCGGCTCTGACATTGGGAAGAACAACAATATGGACTGCGATTATCATATCTGGCTGTTCTTCACAGAGAAGACACAGAACATTTTGTATAACCGCGTGAAACAGAAATGGGAGGAATGAAAATATGCCAATAGACAGACCGTTGTTTGAACCGGGGGACATAGCAAAACATTTCAAGAGAGAAACCGTCAGTGATTTGCGGAGCAATGATTACCTGTATAAGATTGTCGGCGAAGCAAAGCATACAGAGACAGACGAACCGCTGATAATTTACCGTGCTTTGTATGGAGAAAGAAAACTATATGCCAGACCACAAAAAATGTTTTACAGTTTGGTTGATAAAGAAAAATATCCAGATATTTCACAGAAATACAGATTTGAAAAATATGAAGGACAGATATTCATTGAATAAAACAACCTAAAATCTGTTTTAAATACAGAGGGCGATAATTTCCTCGTATAGATGCTTCAAATGGATTTTAGATGGAAAACGATACAGTAATTAATTAGAAAGCGAGAAAGAAATGAGTAGACTTGGAAAAGAAATGCCGGAAGAGTATTCAGACAGATTTGATGAACTGCGCCAGAACAGAGTTGAGACAAGTTATTATAAATATGGCACGGCAAAAGATAATTTCGGTGAGAAATTGGTAAACGCCATAGAATCTCATGATATGTGTGTCAAAAAATATCTAAAAACTGGTAACACAGAGTATCTTTGCGATGCTGCGAATTATTTGATGTTTGAATTTATGTATCCATCAATCGAAGGCGCTTATTTTAAAGCTACTGACAGCGGAGAAAGTGTCGGAGTAGCTGGAACACCAATTAATCAGTTAAAGGAGAAGTGGTAAAATGAAAAAATTCAAAAATGTGCTACTTGCAATTTTGTGTTTGTTCCTCGTTACGGGGGCTACAGGATGCGCCTTGTTGGACGATACGCTCAATGATATCAAAGGCGATCTTGCTGGAAATGGATATACCATCCGCACATATGACAACTATGGCGAAAAGGTTATGACTACAGTCGGGGACAAAATCAACGTAAAAGGAAATCCGGTCAAAACAACATCATACGACAGTGACGGTTCTGTGATTACTGGATATGAAATGTCGTCTGTAATTACCATCAACATTGACGGAAAAGAAATTCAGAGCTGCGGAGACACCTGTATATTCGAGCAAGACGGATTGGAACCGGATGTAGATTTTGAACAGACAGATATTTACAGTCAATCCACCGGAAAGATTGATGAAAATACATATATTGCCGGAATCGTAAACCAATATAAAAATTATTTTGGAAAATCCCGAGTGGTAGTTATTAAATCGCAACTCGGACAACCTATCACAGCATATTCTGGTGACGAGGTGTATTGGAAGATTCCGAAGAAATTACCTAAAATGACAAAACTTATGATCGACGGGAAAGCCCTTTATATTCACAGGGCAAACTTTCAGATCATTGACACTGCGTTATTAAATTAATAAGAGGTGTATAGAAATGCAGACTAATTATATTGAACTTGGAAGAAGTCGTTTTTTCAGGAACAAACAATTTGCCTACATAGACACAATGGGATTTCTTGCTGATCGGATTTTTATAGAGAATAAAGTCCGAGTAAAATTCTGTGGGGACTACAAACACAGAGAGAAAAATTATGTTGTCGTAATCTGCAAAGTAAAGGAAAAAGATGTACCTATGTTTTTGCAGGCACTGAAAGAATTAAAGAATCGGGCACTTCTTATGGGGAATACGGATTATGAGACATTTTGCAAAGAACAAATCCGTTTAATGCAAAGCAAAATATAACTTTTTCTTACTGAATCTCACCTTGTATATGTGATAAAATAAAGAATCATAAAGCGTCTATCAGAGCGATAGGCGCTATTTTTATGCGATTTTTAAGGAAGGTGACAAAATGTCGATTATATATGTAAAACCAATGGGCGCTCCCGAAAACCAAAAGCAGGGTTTTTCACCTTCTGGATTTTCATGGGGGCTTCAAGACATATCAGCCGCAAAGTCTGGAAGATCTGATGATACAGACATGCACAAAAACAGAATTGGACAAGCCCGAAAAATTGGTTTGTCTTGGAATGGGCCGGATAAAGATGAAACAAGTCGCATATTAAAAGCATTTAATCCTGAATATGTGGATATGTATTACGAAGACGATATGGACAATAAGTGGGAATGGCGAACATTTTACGTTGGAGATAGAAGTGCGATGCGTAAATGTTGGTGGATTGGAAATAAGAGGCATGAAACGGTGTCTTTTGATATTATCGAAAAACATGGAAGGAAAGGCGCGTTTTGAGAAATTTATCATCTAACTGGAAAGAAAAAGTTAAGAACGGAATGGACGTGCAGTACCTCAAGTATGCAGATATCACACTTACAGACGGAACTGTACTCAATCTGACCAGTGCCGATCTGTGGCAAAACGGATTAAGCTTTGAAGATTCCGTATCCAGTGATAGTACTTTTGATATCGGTTCTGCAATCGTTAATGTGTTGGATTTAAGTATTAATAATTTTGATGGCAAATATTCAGATTACAATTTTGAGGGAGCAGAAGTAGTTGCATATGTTGGATTGGAACTGGACAATGAAACTACTGAAAAAATCCGCATTTGTACAATGACAGTTGTTGAACAGCCGGAAGACGAAACAGTAACCATCGACCTGACGTGCGAAGATAACATGCGGAAATTTGATCGTAATTATTCTGACAGTAAGCTGAAATATCCGGCAACCAGAGGGCAAATTATCAGGGATGCCTGCGAAGTATGTGGAGTAACCTTGCAGACAACGTCTTTTGACAGAGATGATTATATTTTACAGATACGTCCTGACAATGAGGCTTTGACGTTCCGACAGGTATTACAATGGGTAGCTCAGATCGGATGCCAGTGGTTAAGATGTGATGAATATGGCAGACTTTGCGTAAAGTGGTACGATACAGAAAAAACAGATGCACAGGAAATTGATACGACTTATAGTTTTACGCCACAGCACACCGATGTTGTAATTACAGGTATTCAAGTAACTGAATACAGTGATTCTTCAAATGAAGAACCAGAAAGCTATATGGTTGGTACACAGGGATATGTACTAGCTATTTCTGATAACAAATTAATCAGAAAAGGCGACGGACAAACGATTGCTTCGATGATTGCCGAGAAATGCGTTGGAATGATATTTAGACCATTTGAATCTCAATGTCCTACAGATGTAGCCTTGGAAGCCGGAGATGCAATCACAATAGAAGACCGAAATGGAAATCTGTACAACACATACCTCACGACTACCACTTTACAGCCGGGATTTGGACAAAAGATTGCCTGCAATGCAAAAAGCGCAGCAAAAAACAGCACTGTGCGGTACGGACAACTTACTCAGGCGTATGTTGAAGCTCGAAAACTTGTCAAAAAAGAACAGACTGCAAGAGAACGTGCCATACAAAATCTTGAAGAATCTCTGTCTATTGGAAGCGGACTGTTTGCAACTTATGTGAAACAGGAAGACGGAAGTACAATTTCGTATTTCCATGACAAGGCAAAGCTCGAAGATTCTATGAATGTAATCAAGATCACGTCAGAAGCGGTAGGCGTTTCAAACGATGGCGGTAAAACATATCCGTTTGGTTTCCAATTAACCGGAACCATGATAGCAAAATTGTTATACGCAGAGGGAATTAATGCGGACTTTATCAACGCCGGTGCGCTTACTATTAAGGACGGGAAAGGAAATATAATCTTTTCCGTCAACATGGACACAAATTCTGTGTACATCAACCCGGAATATCTGATGATTGGAGACGTGAGCCTGTCTGACAAAATTAAAGAACTGGATGAAAATGTTGCCGCAGCTAAGAACATGACCATGACACTTTCAAATGAGTATCAGGCGATTTCTACTGATGAGAACGGAAACATTCCCGGAGAGTTTCCACAGGTGCAGACCACTGCACAGGTAATGTACGGAACGATGGACGTAACGGACGATTGCAGTTATACGATCACGGAATCTGAAAATGTGACCGGAATCTGGGATAAATCTACGCACACTTATACCGTTAGCGAAGTTACGGCAGATAATGTATGGGTTGACATCAAAGCAGTGTATCTGAATGCTCTCACCATAACCAAAAGATTCAGCGTATCTAAGCAGAAATCTGGTACTCCCGGAAGAACTTACGTGTTGGAATCATCTACTACAATTTTGAAGAAAGAAAGTGAAAACAGCATAACACCGAATGTTGTGATATTTAGCGCGTACTACCGTGATGGCAAGAACACAGGTAGAACAGATTATGCCGGAAGATTTGTTATTGAGGAAACGTCCGATGGAAAGACATGGGCGACTGTTTATACAAGCACAGTAGATGAGACCAGCGTTAACTACTATGCAGATTACGTTTTTGCGGATTCTGATGGAGTATTGGTTGCAGACAGCGACGGTTCACTGATTGGTGCCCGTTCAAAAGATATCGTAGGATTACGGTGTAGCTTGTACGCATCAGGTGGGACAATAAATCTGATTGACACAGTCAAACTTGATGTTATCACAGAAGTCACGGCTCTGACACAGGAAGATATTTTGAAGCTCCTGACCAATGATGGAGAATGGAAAGGCGTTTACAGGGGCGCGGATGGGGAACTGTACATTTCATTCAGTGCCGCAATGGGCGGTTTGTTGAAGTTGGGAGGAAAAAACAACGGAAATGGTGTTCTGAAAGTGTTTGATGAATCTGGAAGATTAATTAATATTTTGGAAAATAGAGGATTTATGTATGGCTATGACCTAAATGATAAAAACTTGGAATTTACACAAGTCAATCAGAACGGTTGTCAACTGTATATATGGGATGAAGAAAATAAAGAAATCATCAGACAATTAGATGTTGGAATAAATTGGCGTAAAAGCAGCGACGGCAATAAATATGTTGTTGAAATCAATGCTGATAAAGAATTTACAATAATCCTAAATGATGGTATTGATTCGGATACGAATCCGTATAGTCCATTTTCTTGTGATTACAAATACAGCACAATTTACAACAAATTCAGATGTTATAAGGGAGAGGCAACACTTGACAAATTAATCTCGAAAGCCACAAAGCTTCTAAACGTCAAGCAAAATACGAATGCTTACAATCTGTTGCTTATGACAGATGGAACTGTAACCAAAGCAGCGTCTTCGTCCAAACGCTATAAGGATATTGGAGATGCCATTTCGGAAATGGATATTGATAATTGGTACAAAATAGAACCAGTCTGGGCAAAATACAAAGACGGTTATCTTGCAGAAGGCGACGAAAACGAAGGACGCTATCTGCCTATGTTCATTGCGGAGGATGTAGAAGAACATTTTCCACAGGCAGCTACACATGTGAACAATCAGATAGAAGACTGGAACTACCGTATGATGATCCCAGCAATGTTTGCAATGATTAAACAGCAGAAATTCGAAATAGACAACCTAAAAGAGGATATCAAAGAACTGAGAAAAATTATAAAAGAAATGAGAGGTGAATAATATGGCAGATGCATTAAATGTAAAGAAAATCGGCGCATTCGCAGACAACACGGCACCGGCAGATACAGATTGTTTCTTGACAGCTACGGGAAATGTGGCAAAGAAAACAACCGTTGCGCAGGCAAAAGAACTTTTTGGTGTCAATTCCGGACTGAAATTATTGGAAGTCACAACAGTCAAATTTAAAGCTCCATCTACTGCAAGCGGAGCATCTACAGGCACCATAACTACGGCATTTAATGTTGCTGATGGAGCAACTGTATTCGTTCCGGTGTATCTGGCAAGTGGATGGCTTACACCTGCAAACTGTTCGGCTGTTGCTGGCAAACTCAATGTAAGTTTCATCAATGCCACAACCGCAGCACATAGTACCGATGCAACATTTCTTGTCTTGCAGTTCAGTGAATTTTAAGAAGGAGTGATGATATTATGGCAGAAATCAAAGGTATTGACGTATCATCTTTTCAAGGGAAACCTGATTGGACGAAAGTTAAAAATTCTGGAATCAAGTTTGCGATATTGAGAATTCATCAGAAATCTGGAATTGATACGTCTTTTGAGCATAACTACAAAGGCTGTAAATCCAATGGAATTCTTATCGGTGGGTACAAATACAGTTATGCTTTAACACCGGCACAGGCGATTGACGAAGCTGAGGACGTACTTTCCGTTCTTGGTGGTCGTGGACTTGATTTTCCGGTATTCTATGACCTCGAATGGAGTCAACAGAGAAGCTTTGGGAAACAGGCTATCGAGAATATTGCAGTAGCATTTCTGACCAGAATTAAAAAAGCCGGTTATAAGGTCGGTATCTACTGCAATCTGGATTGGTACAATAATGTTCTGTCAGATGCTCTGAAACAGTATGATTGTTGGATTGCTCGTTATTCGGCTAACGACAACGGTTCTGTACAGGAAAGATTACGTCCGAATGTCGGCGTAGGCTGGCAGTATTCCAGCAAAGGAAAAGTCTCGGGGATTAATGGAAATGTAGATATGGACGTGTTCTACAAAGATTATAGAGATTCTGACCAGAAAGGAGAGTCAATAGTGAGTAAAACAAAATTACAAAAATTCACAGACCTCGGTGATTATTACGCAAACAATGGCGGCAATAAACCGTATCTGGAAAAACGCACAAACGCTTATCTTGATGATTTCCAGAAAAATGCCGGATATAACAATTACACCAAATTTGCCCGTGATGTAGATAATTGGGGACAGCCGGGATGTCAGGGACAGCCATGGTGCGCAGAGTTCCAGTTCTGGAAATTAGTCAAAATTCTCGGCATTACAAAAGCGTTGCAGATTATGGGCGGCGGATTCTACAACTGCAAGAGTGTTACAAACCACGCTAAATCCAATGGAACATGGCACAGCACGCCAAAAGATGGAGCACTTGTTATCTTCCGTGATGGCTCTCACATTGGTTCTGTCCGCACTTTCAGCAAGACATATGTATACACCAATGAGGGTAACACTTCCAGTGCGACAGGCGTGATTGCAAACGGCGGTTCTTGCCGTAACAAACAGTATCTTCTTAGCGATCCAGTAATTGATGGATATGTATGGATTGATTGGGATAGAAAAACACAGTCTACGGATACATGGAAAGCAACTGGTACAGCTACATCTACAGTAGATGATCTGTACATCAGAGAGACACCAAATGGCTATGTCTTAGGACAGATCAATAAAGGAAACCGCGTAGAAATTAACGGTGAGAAATCCGGTATGTGGACGAAGGTCAAAGTTGCAGGAATCGGCATCGGATGGGCGGCAACTAAGTATTTGCAAGTTGACAGAGCTAAAAGTAAACCGACTACAATCACCAATAAGCAGAACAAGACGCAACGTCTCTTTGTTGGAAAAGTAACGGCAACATCTACGGATGTTCGCACGTGGGCCGGTGGCAACTATCCGTCTATTAAGAAATGTCCTAAGCTTGTGAGAGGCAACCTTGTTGACGTGATGAATTTCACTCAGAAAGCAACAAACGGTGCTTCATGGCACTATGTCCGCATTGAAGGCAAGTACTACGGATTTGTGGCTGCAAAAGATATTTGCAAAGTGTAACAAGTGTGATATAATAAATATACCATAATTCAACTCCTCCCCAGAGTTTAAGCATGGACTCAAAAAAAGAGATGGTCTGTCAAGGAAGAAACAGACCATCTCTTTTGCTTCACTTAATAATGTATTCCCAATATTGATTTTTAATATCCGCATATCCGTTCTTACGAATCAACACTTTATCCCCGGAAAACATCGTAAAATCAGAATCCAGCTTTTGCACATAATCCATGTTTACAACAAATGACTTATGGCAACGCAAAA